TGCTTCAGGAAGGTGAAAAGCGTTAACGCCCGGCGGGCTGAATCTTCGCAAAAAAAAAGCCCTCTATCGGGGCCTTTTTTTAAATCTCTATCGTGGCGCCGGACGGCCAACTTGGTGAGTTTTCCTGTAGTGATCTTGCCGGTTAATACATCGCGCCCGTATTGGGCTGCTTTTGATAGTGGATCGTCAATCAAAAGTTGTCGAATGCGTCAAACAAATCGCCCTGTCCTGATTGCATACCACGTTCAGCGGCTGGAGCAAGGCCGAATTCACCCACCAACGAGCGCCATTTACGCCAATCATCATTAAGTTGTGCTACTTCGGGGCGACTTTTAGCCTGCGTGCCATGGCGACCGGTAGTAACGTACGTCCATTCCTCAGCATCCAGTAAACTGCGAGCATCAGCCAGGCGGCGAACAATGCGGCAGTATTCAGCAAAAGCATCGACAAAATGCGGCTTCAGTCTACCGAGCATAGCCAAATGTGGACCGACACGATCCCAAACTTTCAGTTCTGCTTCTGTCAGATCATCAGCAGGCCGCAAAGAATTAGCGCGGGCAACGTGAACAGATTGCGGCTCATCATGCAATGGCAGCGCTGCAAATTTACCTGGCGTTGCTAATTCTGGCTTTCTTCCTCTACTCATAATCATTCCTACGCCTGAACATGCCAGGTGAATCACTATTTAAAATCTCAACCGCGATCACAAGATTAGGGCGACGCAAAGGAAGGGCTAACCTGTAGAGTTTTGATCGCCCCTTCTCGTCTTGTCTTTTCGTTGTGGCATGACGTGCACAATGATTGCAGATTGTTTTGCTCTAATTCATTGCCGCCATCGGCTATCGCTATGATGTGATCAACTACCGCAGCTGGAGATAGCTTGCCCAATGTCCTGCATTTCCTGCATAACGGTTCGAGTTGTAGCTGCAATAATCTAACTGCTTTCCACTCTTTGCGCTGATAGAATCGATTACGTTCTTTATAATCCTCAGTAACCGTCTGCTTTTGAATCTTGAATATCTCGCGCCTGTGTTTGTCACAGAACCCTGGATTATCCAGTAATGCGGCACAACCGGCATGACGGCATGGTGACTTGGCTCGTCTAGGCATTAATCATCAGCTCGTTGATGTCGCCGGCCGTGAGATTCTCTAACCACCGATGCCAGCTCTCTGATAACATCGTTTGTTTCGCTCTGTCTATCATCCGAGAGTTTGGTTTGTTCACGATATGCGACAATCCATTCCTGCCGTTCCGCTCGATGTTCTTTGATCAGGAACCAGACAAATGTAAATAGAGCGGCAATAATTACTCCTGATAACCCGAATTGTGACCAGCTATCTACGTGATCTATAGGCATTAAAAACTCTTATCATTGGACATAAAAAAACCACGATTAAATGAATAATCGTGGTTACACTGTATTATGGGAAATTAGACCACAATAATGCGCAGATGTCAAATATGTCTTAATTTCAATAAATTATTAACATCCGAATCAATATTTCTAACATGGCTATATAACCGCTCATAGCGCTCTTTCCAAATAGCACGATACGTTGACTCTGCAATCCCACTCGCTTCAGCAATATATCTATTCGATAATGATTTGAAAGTAGACCCACCACAACCTGAACATACCTTCACCTTCAGTATGCCACGGCCCTTGCAGTATGGGCAGCGGTTAGGGCGAACCACCTCAAATACTGCCAACGCCATCATATTTGACAGCGTTGGCCTGCTCTTCACAATATGCCATGATTCATGCACAGCCATACCATCAGCCCATACCCGCATTTGTGCTATCAACATACGCTCGGCTTCAAGATCACCGGCATACTTGGCCAGTGCCAGATTCATCGCCACTCTATCAAGCCCCGACAATAGCCCGGCCAGTTCTGCCCTGGATAGCTTATCCCTGGCACTGCCATGTCCACCTGGCTCGTGATAGCGTGTTGAGCCAGCACACAACAATCCGATAATTTCAACGCTTGCCATAGAGTCCCCCTTCAAATAGTGATAACGTTTTCTATTCAGGTTTATGGGATTTTTTTTCCTTGGCTTTGTTCTTCTCATCAATCCAGTCTTCAACGCTGTCATACACATCACCAAATGGTGAGTGCACAACTCCATTACAGTCCTTGATTGCCTGGTCTGCGTCGTCAATCCTTTGAATCATGCTTATCGGATAAATTTCGCCTTGATCTCCCAGTTGCCATGCAATTATGGGTATCAAGACAATCTCAACTATAGTGCCGTTGCTGTTTTCTACTGGTTCCAGGAGGAAAAATCCTGGATTTGCTGGTATCAATGCGTTATTCGATTTCATTTAATTATCTCCAAAAAAGTTTAAAACATACCTAGACCACCTAGACCACCTAGACCAAGCCAATAAATACGCGGCTATGCCTATTCGCAAAAATAAAACTGTATGCGACAAATTGTCCATTGCCTAGACCACCTAGACCAACCTAGGCCAAAAAAACATATATAAAACATATTATTATATTACTTGGTCTAGGTGGTCTAGGTGGTCTAGGTATATATTGATGTGCACACATACACATTTTGCATGTTATTTATATATGCTATGAATCTATAGGAAAAACGCACGCACTCGCGCGTGCGCGAATTGCGATTTTGACTAGACCACCTAGACCACCCAGACCAAGCTATATTATTCGCTGCCTAACGCCTATCATATTCGCCTAGACCAGCCTAGACCACCTAGACCAAGCCATATTATTATTAATCATCGTCATAATCCTCCCATACAGTCATCGGTATTGAATATAATGCTGAAAACTTTTGCCGGCATATTTCCAAAGACATGAATTTATAATGATAAGGACGTGTTTCTTTTTCTTTATCACGAGGTCTTTTACCAGGACCTACACCCCAGCTTTTCAGCTTTGTCCCAATCGTACACAAGAGTTCAAGATGCATGAAATTAAGCTTCTTGCAAAAACCAATATAATGATTATAAACGTCGTTTTTGATCGCCTCCTCTGGCCAGCTGTTCGACTGCTCATCGGCATAGCCTACGAATTCCCACAAATAGCCATCCGACAATACCGAAAACCACCACTGCACCACACTTCCCCCAGACCTGATCTTCAATTCCCAGCCGATTTCCTTTAGCTGTTCCGGCACCGTACGAGGTTCATATTTCGACAAATCAATTGCCAGCAATTCTGCCATCAAGGCTTGATAACCGCCGTTGACCAGCTCTTTTTTAATGCGGGCGAAATAGTCATGTTCCTCCTTATAACCATCATCCACATCAATAATGATAAAGCGCCGGTCATCCATGCCGCGCGGGATTACCCAATCCTCATTGGAGGCGGCAATCAGGCGCTTGTAATTATTCATCGCGATAATATCCCTGCCCTTGCGTTCGATCGCAGTAATCGGATCAGTAACCATGTGCTTCAATGAGCCCTCTGCGGTCTTGTCGCCGCCCCATATCGCTTCATTGGCAAATACCAGCAGACAATCAGCCAAGTGACCGGAGAAACGCCCGGTAACCTGCTGAATATTTGATAACTGGATAAAGTGCCCGGAGCCGACCAGCACGCCAATCGCTTCGACAAAAGTATTCTTGCCGACGCCCTGCTTGCCGCGTAGCACAAAGGCCGTGCCCGGCAATTCCGCAGGTTTCTGGAATAAATGCGCTAGCCAGCGCCATAAATAATTGAATAATTCCAGATTACTGGTACAAATCACTTCAAAAACAAAACGCTTGTACCAGATACATTCGCCAGCCTTGACAGAATTGCCAAATGTCCAATCAATGGCGGGATTAAAATTACATAATCCTTGCTTCGGTTCAATGCCAAACCCCTGAAACAAATTAAAATACTCCGGAACATCCTTACCCGGCGCAAACACCACACCTTCATACTGCCTGCGCAATGGATGCTCAAGCCAGACAGAGGCGATATCGGTTTCCTTACCCTTTGCCCAGGTTTTCTGATTGAAATAGCGCAGCTGCAAATCTTGAGCGCTCGAAAATGTAATCATGTTACGTTCCAGTGCCGGATCCCATTCCTGGTTCATTACCAGCACCCGCCCGGCTATCGGCACAATTGCATGTTTGCTGTTCAATTCTTCAACATAGTCTTCAGAATTAATGCCAAACCCACCGCCCCCCGGCGGCTCATGTTTACGCTTGTTATTGCGCAAAGAATTGATCGACACGCCAATGACTTTGGCTGCGCGCTTTAACAGCAGCTCTATCTCGGCCGTATGCAGCGCCGATAATTGCAGACTGGTTGTAATGCGGAGTAATTGATCAATATCTGAACCAGCCTCTTCCAGTTCAGCCTCAAAGCTTTGCCGTGATACCGGAATCTGTTTTGCTTCACATTGTTGTGGCGGCACATCAGCTAACGTCAAAAGTCTGGCATTTGCGCGGATATACAGTCTAAGTTCTTCACCCCTCAAACCCTCATCAATCGCGTTAGCAATATCCCAGCCGCTTGTCTTTTCGCCTGGCTCGGCAATATCCAGCATCCATACCCTGCACGCCATCGCCAACAGTTTATCGGCAATCCTGTTTGCTGCCGCCATGCCTGGCTGCTCTGAAAACGGCAGATAATCGCCCGCTTTATTCCGTTGAGAATCGCAATCCGGCCAGATAATCACATCGCGGCCCGCCAATGGAGACCAATCTGCTTTATCAACCGCTTTACTGCCACCAGGCCACGTTACACAGGCCAAATGCGGTAACTCATCAGCAGCTGCATCGGCGCATTTTTCGCCCTCGACAATCAATACAGGCGCATCAGGTTTAACTTCCAATCTATCCAATCCATACAGCCAGCGCGGTATTGAAAACGCCATCCAGCGCCATTCCTCAGCGCCGGTCACCCTATTCCTGCACCACGACAATGGCAGCGTTACTTTGCCGCCGTCAGAGGTTTTGAACCGGTAGACATAACCCAGCGCTGCACCCTCTGAAGATCGATAACACCAAATCTGTTCAGGGAAACCGCGCTTGATATGCGCTTTATGCGGTTCCGGAACATTATCAGGCGGAATTACAGGTAGCCAATCAGACTGTGATGATTTACCAGAAACCGGATTGAGGTCGGATGAAGGCGGGTTTTTTTTTACCTGGGTATATTTTTTGGCCTGGGTAGACACACCCAACTGATCTGACAGCTCCTTGGCGGCTGCTCCCTGATCATTATGATGAAACAAATACGCATAAAGCGAGACAGGATCATTTCCGCTATCACCGGTTGCGAAATCCTTCCATTTGCCCTTGAAAATATTGATAGAAAACGAGCCTGGATGGCTGTCATTGCGGGTGGGATTTATCGAAGTATATTCAGCCCCGGATTTTTTACCATCCGGAAGCCATTGCCTGAGCAATGACTCAAAACTCGCTAGCGCGATTGCATTGATGGCATTGAAATCCAGTTTATTATTTTTCATCACCGCTACTTCATAGCGATAGATAATTTTTTAAACAGGTCCGACAACGACCCATCATTCAAAATCAATTCATCCGCGGGATGGCGAAGAATTCCGGCTTCACTGACATGATTGTCAAAATCGCCGTCATTGCGAACGATATGAATAATCCGGCCGCCCCGGCTGCGTATCATCGTGGCTTCATTTTCAAAGCGCACATCATCAAACACAATATCAAACATGTTCATGCGCTCCAGCTTATTACAGGCAGCCATCACCCATATATCCTCATGAACCAAATGCCGCCCCCAATCCGTCCCCAATAACTGCATCAATTGCCGTGGCGATTTGCCAATCCCTGTAATTGGCCGCTCCTTATCATTCAAGAATATCGACTGTATTTCATGCGGCGCAAAACCGCAATTGAGTAGCAAACTGGTCAGCATATCGCGCATAACATAGGCAAATGACAGCCTGATAAAGCCACCGTCGACCAGTTTTTTTGCGGCAGTAGTCTTGCCCGATTGTTTACGGCCTGCCAGACCGATAATCTTTTTAGTCATCATCAACCCCTGAGCATGGCATCACTCAACCAGTCGCTGCAAAAAAATCAAACCCTTGTCCAGTAGCCATAGCAAAAATACCCACCACCAAAAACAAACTATCACCAGCAGCAAAATACACAGCCAGCATACACCCCGAAACAACAGCCAATACTTAGCTATCAAGCTCACGGCTTTTAACCCTGAGCGAGATTGTACGCAGCTGCGTCAACCGGCCCACGCGTGCTGCCTGATTATCCAGGTCAATAGCCGATACCATCAGCAAAATACATAGCGCCGTGTTCGATAACCTCACCATACCACGGCCCACCAAAGCGGAAATAGCCGCACAGCGGGTATTGACCGAATGCTGTCTGACCTGAAGCTTTCCATAAATATGCTCAAGGTGGGTGCTCAGCGTCTTGATTGAAATTGCCAGAACGCGGGCAATCGCCTTGTCCGATAAACCCTCACAAACCAGCAATGCAATCTCACTTTCACGCGGTGTCAAATTGCGCTTATCGATCAATTCAACGATGATTTTTTCAGACATGGGGAGTGCACCTGATAGTTAGGGTTATAAAAGCCGGACATAATTAGTCCGGATTGGTTTGAGTGCGGTGATCATCCATGCAATATGAATTCACAGATCAGATACGCGCCTTTCAACAAAACCTTTATCTGTTTGTAGCTTGGCTCCATTTGGGAATATATCAGGCCGCAGTTCGTGAAGAGCAATATCGAATCTTTCAGAAACGATAATGCAATATTTAGCGGGCAATTTACGCCATCCATTTTTTATTTGGGATGCAAAGCCTTCGCTTTTATTGATACAGTTTGCCAGGTCTTTTGTTGAGATATTTTTAATCATGTGCAAAATATAGCATACGCTATATAAATGTCAATAGCATTTGCTTGTTGTTAAAAATTTAGCAATAGCTAAAATTAAAGGAATGAAAACAATGTCAGAAATACGCCAGCATAATTTACAAGAAATAGCTGATAAGTTCGCGTCACAGAGAGGACTTGCAGATGCACTTGATACCACACCCGGTTATATAAATCAGTTATTAACAGGACACAGAGGTATTGGAGAAAAAGCGGCAAGAAAAATTGAAAAAAAGCTAAAGTTGAATTATTTGGCGCTTGATAACTTATCCAATATAGATAACACCACTAATAAAGTCGAAAAATATTCCACGTATGAAAAACAAGCGCTTCAAAATGCCATCGTATTAGAGCAAAAAAACATTTATTTATTATCGAATAAAAATGAAATATCTCTATTAGATGCATTCAGACGGCTAACAGGCGAACAACAACAAACCGTTATAACAAATGCACAAGAAATAGCCCAAAAAAATCTACAAATCATAAAAGAATTGAATGAAAAAATGGTTACATTATGAATACAAATAACAGCGTTGACTATTCTCACATTTTCCATTGCTGGATGTGCAACCCGGCCAATTTCTAATGCAGACGCCGATACTGTTTATGGCGATAGCATTTTAAACTCAAAATATTTGAATAAAAAACCCAACACCGGAACAGTCACCGTTAAACGAGATAGCGGCCTTGGTGGTTCGGCTTGTTCGTCTCGTGTCTTTGTAAATGCTGTGGCAATTGCAGACCTTGATCAATCAGAAAAAGTGGTTCTTTATCTTCCGGCAGGCGAATATATCTTTAGCGCCTGGCCTAACGGTATCTGCGGTGGTGGTATGTCAGAAATTCACTCCACTGTAAATTCAGGAGCTGAATTAAATTATAGGATTGGCTATGGCAGCAATGGCGACTACACAATAAATGCTACCGCTTTTTAGATAAGGTTCTTCGGAACAAAAACCCATAATTTCGACACAGTAATGAAAAAAATTATTTTAATAATATCAATGTTTGCTATTTCTATTCCGGCTATAAAAGCAGCAACATTGCTTGAGAATAGCCGTGCATGTATTAATGAAGAATTTTTTGATCAACAAGTTAAAGCAAATATAACTAACGATATGCCTGCATTAGAGTATTTATTCAAAAACGGTTATTGCATTATGATGAATAAAAATTACCAAGCATCGATACTAAATAATACCTGGTCTGGAAAAGTTAAGGTTCGGGTTTATGCAGATAAAAATACAGCCGAACTTTGGACGTACCGAGAAAGCATTAAAGACTAAAATTTATAAATAATCCTCTAAAAAAATCTTGGTGAAATTTATCAATATTTAGATTGCAAACCGATATACAAGATAGAATAATGATACTTACCATAAAAGGCCATGCGCCACCCAGGCAAATGCCAATACCTAAACCGCCCCCTGATCCTAAACCTGATGATTAAATAGGAGGAATTATGAACAAAACCAAAAATCAATTGAAAGAAGAAATACGCTATGCCATCAGGCTATGCCAGCGGCAAGCAAGATTTTATCGATTCATTCAATGGATAGGAACATTTTTATCTATTATCGGCGGCAGTGCCATATTCTCAATATTATCAACTTCATTGCCGCACTGGTTGTCATTTGCAGGCGCCGCATTGCTCAGTTGCTCAGGCGCAATACTTATTGCCATCAGACCCGCCGATAAAGCCGCGCTAAATGAATCAGATGTCCGGCGCTATCAAACACTTATGGTCAGATCAAATGCACTCAATGAAACTGACCTGGAAATAGCCATCGAAGAAGCCAGACAGAGTGACACACAAGACATAGAGTCGCTAAGGAGTGTCGCATTCAATGATGTTATGCGCGAAATCAATAGAGATGATCAAATCATACCGCTTAAACCTGCTGAAAAAATAATGTCATTATTCGCCTAGCGCTATATATCCCGCATTACGTATCACCCCAACC